GAAGATGGCACGGTTGCGACTGACCACATCATCAACAATCCGTTGACCATGACGATCAGCGGTGAAGTGTCTGACCTTCACATTCGCCTTGCTCCCCCGCTGCCTATCACCATTCCAAGTGATAGCTCGGTGGGTCAGGTGACAACCCTGCTGCCCAACCGTACCCAGGCGCAACTGAACAATATACAGTCCATTGGACAAAGCGTCATGGATGCGGTGGATCGTGCTGACAGGCTGATTAACATCGGGCGCAATGCGTTCAATGCGTTCAATCCCCAGGCGACAGCAAAGCCGTTGCGTGAGCAGTTCATCGACTTCATTGAAGCGGTGTACTACGGCAAGCAACTGATCAGCGTAGACGCGGCCTACCGGACACACGAAGACATGGCGATTACGTCACTGTCTGTCAGTCGGGACAACCAGTTTGAAGTCATTCGCTTCGAGCTGTCATTGCAGAAAGTGGAATCCGTAGAGCTGATCTATACCAACGTTGAACAGTTCTATCAGGCACCCGCGCCAGCTACTCAGGCATCGGTGGCAGGCGAAACCAACCAGGGTGCGCAGGAGACAACAACCGAAGCGGCTGAAGCTGAAGGGACGCGCACACGCTCCCTGGCGTCCTCCATTCTGGGCAGGTAACCATGATTCGAATTGGCAATATCACAACAGACCCGCACCAGCGTCACACGCTGTTGATCGATAATGGTCAGATCACCCTGACGCTGCGATTCCTTCCCGTGGTGCAGATATGGGTCATGGATGTGGAGTACGCGGGCAAGGTGCAACGTGGCATCAAGCTGAGTGCGTCAGTGCTGCACATTCGCAGCTTCAACTTTCCGTTCGATTTCACCGTGGTGCTGACGGACGATACCGGCATTGACCCTTTCCGCCGTGACGACTTCGAGACGGGACGGTGTGGGCTGTATTTTGTCACGCCTGGTGAGATGGTAAACGTTCGTGGTCTGGAGGTGCCTGAATGACCCGGTTCCTTCGTGATTACCAACTGACCATCGGTGTCGGCAATCAAGCGGTGGTTGTAGTTCCGCCTATCAACATCACCTTCAGTGCCACCAAAAGCACGGACGTGGCGCTGAACAAGCTGATCCTGAAGGTGTGGAACTTGCGTCAAGCGAATCGGCTGGCACTGGTGAAAGACGAAGATGAAGACGAGTATACCCCGCTGGAACTGTCGGTAGGTTACCAGGGGCGAATGCCGTTGCTGTTTCGCGGGTCTGTCCACAAGGGTGAGCACCAGCGTGAAGGCGCTGATTTCGTCAACACCATTGAATGCCTGGACGGTGGACAGGATGCGCTGAACAGCTTCACCAGCGTGACAGTACGCGGTAAAGATCAGGCCATACGTGCCGCTCTGGGAGACATGCCGAACACGGCTGAAGGTGCGATCACACCGCATACGCAGCTTGTCAGGCCGAAGGTGTTGGTGGGCAACAGTGCCCGTCTGATCACCGATATGCTGGACGACAACGAAGCCATGTTTATTGATGATGAACAGCTCTTCGTGTTGCGCAATGATGAAGTTCGCACTGACCTGGCACCACTGGTGACCGCACGCACCGGCTTGATGAACACGCCTCAGGCCAGCAAGGGTGAAGTGACATTCCAGACCATCATGAACCCCACGCTGAAGGTAGCGGGCTTGTGTGAGTTGGCAAGCATCACGGCACCAAGGTTGAACGGTGTCTATCGCATCAAGCAGATCAACTATTCAGGCGACTATACGGGCAGCGACTGGACACAGATCGTCACTGCTGAGCGTGCTGCAAACTACAAGGTGGTAAGGCAATGAGTGAAGAACTCTATCAGGTACTGGATGACAAACTGTTTGAAGCCCTGGCGAACCTTCACACTATGACGGTCGCACGGGTGACGGCAGTGCATGCCACCACGATCAATTGCCGACCTGTCATCAACCGTATGCTGAAGGGGCAGTCTGTGCAACTGCCTGACTTCATTGAAGTGCCCCCGGTATTCCTTCAAGGCGGTGGGAGTTACACGGCTCACCCCATCGCCGTTGGTGATTACTGTTTGCTGCTGTTCACCGAACGATGCTTTGACCGCTGGTACGCGGGAAATGACTTCCAGCCACCACTTGAAATGCGGATGCATGACTACTCTGACGGGTTCGCGGTCGTCGGGGTGAACACCGCTTCAGGAGCCTTCATGATACCGGACGTGATCACGCATATCGGAGACACGTACCAGCAAGGCGACTACGTGCATGATGGTAATCGGGAGCAAACTGGCAACTACACCCTAACGGGTGATCAGGTCATCAACGGCAACCTGACCATCAACGGCAACCTGACAGTGAACGGTGATATCGGTTGCAGCGGTACTCTGACGGTCCCGGCTGCTACTATTGGTGGGATCAACTTCGGCACACACGTGCATCCTGAGAATGACAACGGTGGCCCAACAGGAGATCCGCAATGAAGGTATCGGGCTTGAGTAAAACAGGAGGTCCGCAATGAAGGTATCGGGCTTGAGTAAAACAGGAGATCCGCAATGAAGGTATCGGGATTGAGTAAAACAGGAGACTGGCGGTTTGGTCGTGGTCGTGCTGTCTATGTGCAGGACAGTGACGCCATTCGTCAAAACGTCATGACCCGTATTCGCTCTTTTGCGGGTGACTGGTTTCTTGATGTGACAGCGGGCATTGACTGGATTCAGTTGCTTGGCAGGCCGAACAGTCGCAACCGCATCTTGCGAGAAGTGGAGCGTATTACCCTGGCGACCGATGGGGTAGTGAGGATCACGGAATTGGACATTGACCACAATCGCGCCAATCGACGTGCTACTATAATCCTCAGTTATGATGATATTTTCGGCGTCCAACAGGCAGTTAATGAGGCGGTCGAGGCATGAAACCAGAATTCACAAACAGCGGTGTCCAGATTCAGACCTTCGAAGAAATCTTTGAAGAGCTGTCACAGGGATACCGTGATATCTATGGGCAGGATATCAACCTGTCTCAAGAGTCACCGGATGGGCAGCGTGTCGGCATTGAAGCACGCGCACGTCTGGACCTGCAATCCTTCGCGCTGGCGCTGGCGAATAGCTTCGATCCTGACTTTGCCAATGGGCAAGGCTTGAACAAGATCAGCAAGCTGGCAGGCATCTTCCCGCGACCGGGTACACGTAGTCAGTGGGACTTGGTGGTCACGACAGACCGTCCGCTGATGCTGAACTCAGGTTACACCATCGAAGACGAGTTAGGTCAAGAATGGATCGTGCCTGAAGAAGTGGAACTGATCACCGGTCACAACACCGTGACATTCCGCGCTGCTGAGTTCGGTGAAGTGACCGGGACCACGGGTGCCGAGTTTGAGGAAGTCACTTTCGTGCGGGGCGTCACGGGCTTGCGTGCTGACGTTGATGCGGTGCCTGGACGTGAGGAAGAGACGGTTGAAGAGTTTCGCAGGCGTCGTGCCCGCAGCCTTGAGAACCCGGCTTACTCCACTGTAGGGGCGCTGTTCGCCAAGTTGGCGAATCTCCCCGGTGTCACTGACCTGGCGGTCTATGAGAACGACCAACCCACTGACGATCCTGTCACGGGCATTGAAGCCAACACCGTCTGGGCCATCGTGGAGAATGGCACGGTGGACAACATTGTAGAGACGCTGGTGAAGCAGCGTACCAGCGGTGCACGCACCAAGGGTAATGTTGAAGGCACCTTCACTGAAACCCTGATTCGTCCTAACGGTGCTGAGTTCTTCATGGTTCACGTGATGCGGTTCGACCGTCCAACCTATGTGGATATCAGCGTGAGGCTGACAGTGACACGCAAGGACACTGATGAACCGGTAGACCTGGAGCTGATTAAGCAGCAGCTTGCCAGTCGTGAACTGGTCATTGGTGAGTCGCTGCAAGCCGGTGAACTGTATGAAAACACTTACGGTGTCGGCAATGGTTATATCGTCACCGATATTGAAATCAGCGATGACGGTGGCATGACCTGGACGGACGAAAAGCTGGAACCGGCACTGGACGAAAAGTACCAGATCGAAACAGCCAACATCGATATTACTGAGGTCATCCCATGAGCTTGACCGATGAATACACCCTGATGCTGATCAAGCAGTATTGGGAGAAGCCCAGGGCAAAGGCTGAAATCGAGCTTCAAGCATCCACATGGGAGCGCATTGCCGACCTGCTGCGTGCCTTTGAAACCGAATACGACCTTGACTTTGCACGCGGTGTGCAACTGGACGTATTGGGCAAGATCGTTGGTGTACCGCGTGTTGTCCCAGCAGTGCTGGAGAGAATCACATTCGGCTTTGACGCCGACCCCAATAGTCGGGGTTTTGCTGACAGGTTTGACGCATGGCGTGAAGGTGCGCCGTTCTCCAGGCGCTTTGAACCTGCTTACACCAGTCAGCAGCTTGATGACAACCAGTACCGGCGATTGATCCGCGCCAAGGTGACATTGAACGTGTGCAGCGCCTACATCGCGTCTGATGATCGAATCAGCATCCAAGACGTGATCAATCAGGCGTTTGGCGGACGGGCATATGTGGTCGATAATCAGAACATGAGCCTGACGCTCTACATCAGTCCGTCTGTCTCACTGGATGAACTGCGTCTGATTCGTCGGTTGGGTCTGCTGCCCAAGCCTCAAGGGGTGCGGTACAGCTTTGTGGTGTTGGCAGAACCTGGTGTAACATTCGGTTTCGACAGTAACCCGAACAGTCTCGGGTTCGCTGATAGATTCGATCCAACCCGAGAGGGTGGTATTTTCGCGAGGGCATTGATCAATGGCTAAAATCGACCGTTACGGCGGCAACCTGGAAGCGTTCGCTTCTGAGGCAATCGGGCAAGAACGCACTGTGTTTGGCACTGAGACGTTTGACGACTCACTGACAGCACAGATCAACGCGCTGTTTCGGCGTGGCTGGGGCATCGTAGCCCCGGCTGATGCGCCCAAGCTGCAAGACTTCAACGCGCTGGGGTACACCACTACCCAGGTGCTGGCATATCTGCACCAGATGGGCATTGCCGAATGGAATGCAGGCCAGCTTTACTACACCGATTCAGCGACCATCCACAACGGGCGCATCTGGATTGCCCAGATTGACGAGCCTACCGAAGAACCCGGTGTTGGCACTGAATGGCAGTCCGTGCTGTCCCCTGACGATGCGGACAGTGATGCCACACCGGGGGCGCTTGCTGAGCGTGACGCACAAGGCACCTTCAAAGTCAGTGAGGCCACTGACCCGGCGCATCCGGTGCGTCAACAGGAGTTCAGCGAACACCTTGACTCCACGGAAGCGCACGCGGCTGAAGACCTGACCTATAATCCTACTGCCAGTACCCTGACTGCTGCCAAGGTGCAAGGTGCTATTGACGAGGCGGCTGGGCGGTTGGATGACCTTGAAGACATTGTGTTTGCTGAGGAAGCAGCCACTGTCTCATGGAATATGTCAACCGATACCTGGACAGGTGATCCGAAAGCGACAGCCGCTCATGAGTCTATGCGGCGCTGTATTGTGGATAACACCGGGGTGGTTCAATACTATCTGGACGAGTTCGACAGCACGTTGCAGGAAGACGGTGTGACGCCTGCCAACCTGGACGGTACTGACGGTCAGGTGATGGTGGAGATTACCCCGTTCTACGTGCGCACCGCCTTCAATGGAGCCGTGTCAACGTGGTCTGTGAGTCCTGATCCGTTGCCGGGTTACACGCTGCACCCTGCATTTGAAGGCGGAGTGAGCAAAACCTACGTTGGAGCGTATGACGCGATTGTCTACGACACCAGTGCTGCTGCCTACATTAACGGCTTGAACCTGGACAACAACGGGTCCCGCGTGACATTTAGTGAAGACCTGCTGGCGTCTGTCTCCACGGGTAACTTTCCCATGGTGGGTCTGCCGCGAAATAAGTTCCGCACCCTGGCGGAGAACGCAGGCTTCCAGCTTTATGACTTCTGGCAGTGGCAGGCAGTCATGATGCTGTTCATCACTGAGTACGGGAGCTGGAACAGTCAGGCGGTGCTGGGACGTGGTAACGTGGATCGTTTTTACCCGGCTGAAAGCAGCAACCAGGGTGACTCACCGCATGAAGCCCCCGGCCTGAGCAACAGCATCGGCAACGGGTCAGGTGGTATTGACGACGCGGACGGTGATCCGTGGGTGTCCTATCGCGGTATTGAAAACCCGTGGGGCAACTGTTGGACATGGCTGGACGGGTGGAATGTTCAAGACCGTCAGTCCTACGTCAGTAACGATGAAACTGTGTACGCAGACGACACGTCAGCCGGATACAGCGCTATCGGTGACACCCTGCCTGTTGCGTCTGACAGCGCCATCAAGAATTGGCAGTTCGTGGACAACGTGCTTCTGGTGCGCGAGGTAGGCGGTGGAGCTTCCACCAGTGCTTACGTGACTGATCACTTCTGGA